TCTTTGTCTCGTACTGCGTGGGCTGCTTGGCGTAGTAGGTCTGCTCGTAGTTCCACCCCTCCGGCTCCAGCCGGCGCATGAGCGGGTCGCCGCCGGACTTGTCGATGAGCTTCGACGCCCGATCGGCTGCGATATACGCCTCGCGCAATTGGCCCCGGGTGATACCTTCCTTCGTCGCCTTGTCATCCGGAGAACCGCCGCCGACCCCCCGGCCCGGGATGTAGAACATGATCCCGACCAATTCGTCCGCCAGCTCGACGGCCTTGGCCAGGCCCTCGATCAGGTCGGTGACAAAAGAGCGCGTGCCCGGCTCCAGCGTCAGGAAGTTCGTCCAGGACGTGGAGAGCCGGTTCTGCGCCTGCACCAGCAGCTCAGCCTCCCGCGCGCCCTCGCCGTAAAGCTCGTGCAGCGCCTCTTGGAAACGCGGCAGGAACACGTCCGTAGCCACTTGGCCCTGCTGGAGCATCTTGGACAGCTCGCCCGTGGTGACGCCCATGGCGCGGGCCGCCAAGGAGAACGCGCCCGGGAGCCGGTCGCCCATCTGCCGGCGCAGTTCTTCCGAGTAGACCGTACCCTTGGAAATCATCTGCGACAGGGCCAGGAGCACCAGCCGTGTGTCCTCCGAAGTCAGGCCCAGAACCACCGCGGCCTCGGAGACCGCAGTGAACGTGCCGCGCACCGTATCCTGCGAGATGGATGTGCCCACGGCAGATGCGGATATGAGCTTGTACGCCTCGCCCGTGGTGATGAGGTCCAGGCCTAGGTCCTTGACCGTCTTGCGCAGCCACTCCATCTCCTCCCGGGAGGCCCGGGTGGACCCGAGCACCGCGGACAGCGCTACCTCCATGCCCTGAATCTTGGCCGTGGTGTCCAGCATGTCCCGGGCCAGGTTACGGGCGGTAAAGAAGAGCGCGATGCCCGAAAACAGCCCCGTAAAAGAGCCAAAGAACTGCTTCATCCCCGCCCCGGCGGCTTTCATTTCCGCATCAAGTGAGCGTGCGGCACCCGCCGCATCCCCCATCCGGGTCCGCAAAACACGCAGTTCATTGTTGGTCATGCCCGTGGCCCGCTGGATGTCCCCGAACATCTTGTCGGCCTGCGTCTGCACCTTGAATTGGAGCATCCGGGACTGGAGCCCCGCAAACTCCTTTTCCGACAGGCCCACCGTGGCGGCCAGGTTCTTGACCTGGGCGCTGATGAGGCTGAAGTCCTGCTTGCTGGCCTGGGCCGCCCGACCGGCCAGAGCCAGGTTCGTGGCCAGCCGGTTGATGGAGTCGGTGGCCTGCTTCGGGCTGATTGCATTATTCAGCGCGTCGGAGATACCCCGGCCCTGCGTGCGCACCGCGGCCCGCAGGGCGTTCATGTCCTGCTGGAACTTGGAGAAGTCGCCGCGGATTTCAACGTAGATGCCGGGGATTCTCACTGCGCGTTCTCCTGCTTCCGGGCCAACCGGGCCAATTCATGCCGGGACACCTGGACCACCTTCTCGAAGCAATCCACCGGATGCGCCACGCCGTAGAGCCGCATGGCCTCGTGGACCGCGAGCTGGTTCAGGGCCACCGGCCGGCTACCCATTCCATCCGTGGCCATGATGACCTGATCCCGGCAGAGTTGGTACACCCAAAACGCCTCCTGGTTCTCTTCCCACAGCGGGGGCAGGCACTCGTCACACGGGGGCCTGCTCCCCTTCGGATCGTGGATGGCCCGGCACACCGCGCAGTCGGGCTTCTCGCCCAGCCGCGCGACGTGCTCGATCAGTTTTTTCTCTCGGCCTCGACGCGCTTCTTCATGTCCCGGTTCAGCTTCTTCAGGAACCGGTGGACCATGCCGGAGAACACCAGCGACTCCCGCATGAGGGCGGCCTTGTTCTCATAGGTGCAGGGGATGGGCGCGCCGTTCTCGTCCTCCAGACCCTGCCAATCCAGGATCGCGTAATCCCAGGTCAGCTCGGATTGCTTCGCCTCGTCCGTCACCACCACCTCGTTCCGCACCCCGTCCTCGTTGTACTCGGTCATCCGAGCAACGCACTGCGCTTGGATCTTTTCATGCGCCGCCACGTTCAAGGCGCGCAGGGTGATGGAGCCGGCCTCCGGGTCGGCCGCGTCGAAGTAGAACTTGGCCCCGGGGTTCAGGTCTTTCATGTCGAATTTCATGGATTTTCTCCCCTCTTTTTGGCGGGACCTGGCAGAGGGGACGGCCAGGCCCCGCCGTGGTTGTGGCCCACGATGGGCCTAGACCAGCACCATGCAACCGCTCACCTTGGCGGTGAACGAGATGGCCATGACGCCCGCCTTGTCCAGGCTGGCGTTGTACGCCGTGATGCAGCACGTCGAGAGCTTGGTCGGCGCCCCGGTGGTCAGGGTCGGGCTGAAGTAGCCCGTGGACTGGCAGGGCTCGAAATAGCTGGTGTTGTCCACGTAAAACCGCAGGTTGGTCAGGTCGCTCGCGTAGAGGTTGGCCTGGAGAAGCGCCTGCTGGCCCGTGGTATCGGTGGGGTCGCCGTGGCCGTTGAAGGAGATGGTGCCCCCGTCCTTCTGGCCGTACTCGAAGGTCTTCCAGGTGTCCCCGAAGGCCGAGGTGTCCACCTGGTCAGTGGTCACGCCGTCCATGGTCCAGGTGCCCATGCCCACGATGGCCGCGGAGCCGAGCTTGACCGAACCGTCCTTGCCGATCTTGTAAGCCATGAAAGTCCTCCTCGGGGCCTACGCTTTGGCCCACTGAAATCTGTTGCACTTCTTGAACAATTCGTAGGTCCCCCTGCCGATTTCGTGGACCGTGAGGTGCGCAACCTCGACGGACGTGTCCACGAAAATCCGCACTCCGGCCTTGCGGGCCTCGTTGCAGAAATAGATGTCTTCGCCGTAGGGCTTGCCGTCCGTGTGGACGCCCAGCTTGAACCAGGGCGCGGGCAGCCGGTCGAACACGGCCATGTCGAAGAGCAGGCAGCCGGCTCCGGTGGCGTCCACCTCCACGAGGTCCCCGCAGAAGCACACCTCGTCCCGGATGTGCTTGTACGAGCCCATCTGGCCCTTGTAGAGGATCACGTCGAAGGGCGGCCAGCGCCGATGCACCCGGACCCCGCACACGTCCACCTCGTGCTCCATGAGCCGGGTCAGCGTGTCCGCGGGGTACTTCTGGTCCGTGTCGCACATGAGGAGGTGGGTGCAGCCCAGCTCCCGGGCCTGCTCGACCAGGGAATTGCGGGCGTCCGCGATGGACCCGGCCCACGGGCCGTGCGGGAAGGTGGGCGTGAGCAGGATATATTCGGCCGGCTTCTGGAGGCAGGCGAAGGAGGTGAAGAACGGCGCGGGCACGGTGGGGTCTACGAGCGGAAAGCCGATGGCCAGGCGGAACCCGGCCCGCTCCCGCTTGCGGCGGTAGTACAGGGCGCGGTCGGCCTCGTAGACTGCGGGGGAGTAGACCCGGGCGTAGTCGGCATCGGGGGCTTCTCCCGTGTTGACCGGATGATCGTGAACCAGCAGCGCGTCCTTGGCGTAGGCATAGCGGCCGGCCTCCTGGCAGATGTCGGTCAGCTCCCGGTCACAGAAGCAGTGCCGGTAGCCGGTGTGGAAGAACTCGCCACCAGTGAGCCCCAGCACCCGCCGGTCAGCCAGCCAGTGCGTGGCCACGCGGCCCTCGTGCAGGCCGTCGTTCAGGCCCACCAGCCCCCAGCCGTCGGGCAGGGTGGCCATGACCTTCAGCGCGGCCTCGATCATGCCCGGCTGCGGGATCGTGTCGTCGCCCAGGAAGAGGAAAAGGCCGCCGTGGGACCGGCCCACGAGCTTGGCCACCATGCGCGGGCAGCCGATGCGCTTGGTGTCCCTCGCCGAAACAAGTTGCCCGCGCACACCATCCACATACCCCAGTACCTCAGCCGTTTGCCCGCGCAGCGCCTCAACGCACCGCTTCGCCTTCTCCGGCCGGATGACCGGCAGAATCACGCTAATCAACATGGTTGTTCCCCTCGTTTTTCAGGCCGATGAACGGCGACAGGCTGTAAATGCGGCAGCCGTAGGCGCGCTCCAGCCACTCCTTGACCGCCAAGGTCTGGCTCCTGAAGCGCCCGTAGTCGCCCCCGCTGTTGTACCCCTCATAGTTGGCCCGGCCGCCCAGGTTGGCGCAGTCGTGGCCGCACAGGATGATGTTCGGGCAGCCCATGTATGCCGCCAGGTGCATGGCGCTGGTCATGATGGACCAGGAGACCACCAGGAAGTCGCTCACGCCCCTCGGGAACTCCACCGTGTTGCGCAGGTTGACCGAGTGGTTGAAGATGAAGTCCGCGTCCACCTGGGCCTGACCCGGCCCGCCGCACAACCCGCGGGAGTGGACGTACTTGGCCGGCCACGCCGGCCGGGCCTGCCCGTCCTTGGCCACCACGTACCGGCAGGGAAACCGCTTCCAGACCCGGTTGACCCCGATGGCGAGCTTGTGCTGGAAGAACTCAGGCTCCACCAAATCCATGGTCGGGCCGGACCCGATGAGCCAGGCGTCCTCGCCCTGGTGGGCCAGGAACAGGTCGGTAATGGGCCGGGGGCTCATCGGCTCTTCTCCAGCATGACCCGGTAGTCCGTGGCGTGGTGCCACCACGTCTCGTCGCCCACGTCCTCGCGCAGGAGCACCGAAAGCTCCCGCTGCATGAAGACGTGCCGGTAGCCGGTCACGGTGAGCGCGCAGTCGTCGAACAGCGCCCACAGGGCCTCCGCTGCCGTCTGAACTTCGGACACGTCGGAAGTCTGCGACCATACCGAGAACTGGATGCGGAAGGTCTCTTCCGCATTGGTAAAAGTCCACCCGGCCATCTGGGAGACCATGCTGTAAACGCAGTACGGCGGGGGATCGTTCCGCCACGCCTGCCCCAGCCGCAGCCGGCCGCCCAGGGCCAGGTACGCCGCGTTGTGGACCGGCGTGGGTGTGCCCGACGTGGCATCGAACTTCGTCTTGATGGCGGTCAGCAGAACCTTCATACGCCGGCCCCCTGGAAGAGCGCGATGGCCCGGCCAATGGCCCGGTCAAGGGCCGGCCGCATGAACGGGTGCGGAGGGACCTTCTCGTTCGTCCGGCGCCCCCACAGCACCTTGACGTGCCCGAACTCCACGAGGTGGGCGTGGGGCACGTCGGAGAGCACGATCCACCCGCCGTCCTTGAACTTGGACTTGCGGGCCACGATGGAGTCGCGCAGCATCCCGGATTGGTCCGCAAAAGCCGCCGAGTGCTCGGCATCCGCCGCCACCTCGTGCGCCACGGTCTCGCAGTTGGCGTCCACCCAGTTCTCAAGCTCCGCGAGGTTGATGTCGGCCGGCATCTCGAAGCGCACGTTGGCCTTGAGCATCTACGCCACCTCCTCGCAGTCGAGAAGGTGCTGCCGGCCCCGCTGGTCCACGTCGTTCACGAACCGGATGCGGAAGGTCCGGGCTCCGAACACCAGCCGGTGCGCGGCGGTCAGGCCCGAGAAATAGCGCATCCGAACCCTGTGCGTGACCCTGGCCTCCAGGCGCTCGCCGGCCAGGCGCTCCTCCCCCTTGAGGGTCCAGATTTCCGCCCGCACCGTACCGCCGGTCACGGTGGCCCAGGTCTCGGTGGGCGAGCCCATGCCATCGTCGGTCAACGTGACCGATTGGATTTGCACGGTATGGCGAAGCTGGCCGGAACGCATGGCTAATACCTTCTCCCC